CCTTGTGTTATAAATGGCGAATTGTCTATTGTATAATCTTCACCACTTAACATTATATCTGCATCAAGTGAAAGTGTTGTATTGCTATCTATATTTGTAACTAATGCACTTTGACCATCAACTTGGTTTATTACTTTATCTCCTACTGTTACTGTTGTAGTAAAACTTGCAGAACTATCAATTAATTTATTTGCTTGAACACCTGTTGTTGTTCCGTTTGCAGCTTCACCACCACCAGAACTTAATACAGGTGAATTTGTATCTGCATCCCAAGAACCCATAAATCTTAAACCACCAGCTAAACCATTTACTTGTGATTGTAATTTTCCAAATCCTTCAAGTATTGTATCTGTTGCTAAAACAGAACTTGCTGAAGGCGAAGATAAACCTGTTAAAACTTTACCTGTAACCGAATTATTGTCTAACGTTACAGAACCACTTACATTTCCTGAACCATCAACACTTGATATTGTTCCTGTTGCTTGACCTGTTATAGATAAATCTCTTGCAGTTTCCCAAGCAGTAGCAGTATCTGCATTTCCAGTCAAATCTCCAACTACATCTCCAGTAACATTTCCTACAACTGCTCCTGTATGTGTTCCTGTTGTATTTCCTGTAACATTTACATTTATTGAACTTGGTAAACCTATTTGTATTTGTTGACCTGAACCTGATGTTTCTATTTCGTTTGTAGTACCTACAACACTAAATGTTTGTGAGTTTAAAATTACTGCACCACTTCCTGAATCGGTTGTAAAATCTAAATCACTTGCATTATTTAAACTTTTTACATAAGCAGTAGTTGCTACTTTTGTTGAATCGTCTGAAGATGCTTGTGTTGTAGCCGTAACGCCATCTGCTAATACAGAAGTTGCAGTTACGTTTCCTGTTAAATCCCCTGTAACATCTCCTGTTACATCTCCTTGTAAATTTCTATGTACTGTTGCAGGTAAACTTAAACTTAATCCTTGACCTGAAGCAGCAGTTACAATTTGATTAGTTGTTCCTGTTACAGCAAATGTTTGTGTGTTAAGGTTTACATCTCCTGTTCCACTATCACCAGAAAAATCTAAATCAGAAGCTGCATCTAATATGTCTACATATGCAGTTGTAGCAACCTTTGTAGAATTATCTCCTTGACTTTGTGTAGTTGCAGTTGATCCGTCAGGCAATACAACACCACTTGAATCAAAAGAAATTGTTAATGTTTGGTTTGATGCTAATGTTGTAATTTGATTTGCAGTTCCAGCAATGTCTAATAATTGGCTATCTAAATCAACAGACCCATTTCCTGAATCTCCTTCAAAGTCTAAATCTTGCAATGTAACGTGTCCTTGAACATAATCTATAATAGCAGCAGTTGTAGGTATAGAAGTGTCGTTATCGTTGTTTAAAACGCCATCTGCAGCATCTACAAACTTGCTTATAATAATGTTTTCTGCAGTATCTTTTAAAGAACCAAATTCTAAAATAGCAGTAACCTTAAAATCTCCTACGTTGTTTATATAAACACCAGTAGAATTTCCTGATCCGTCTGTTAATTCTTTTAAAGTTGCAGTAATTGCAGCATTATCAATAGTTTTTATTAAACCTTGATAAGTATCTGATATTCTTGTGTTAAATAGACTTGCCATATTTCTTTGTTTTTTCTTGTTTCTTTAAAAACGTTTTTAATTTTTCTATATTTTTTTGTTTTGGTTTATATCTCATAATACCCACCCATTAAATAAAGCGTCATAATCTGGATATATATCGTCATTTGTATTGCTTGTATATTCAGGATAATCTGATTGATTAAACGCCATAAAATCAATAAAACGTCTTGAATAATATTCCATAAATTCTCTTGCTTTATCTACTAAATAATCTACTTCATTTTTGCTTACTGTATCGCTTGTTTCTGATCTATGTTTAAAAACACCACCATTTTTTATAGAATACGCAGCAAAAGGAATGTAATACACTTGCGCAGCCCATATTAACATAGGTTGCAAGTAAGTATTTAGTAAAGTTTTATATTTTGCATTTTGAACGTCATCAATTTCTCCATTAGCAATTAATGTTGATATTTTATTATATAAATCCGTTCCTGTATAATTTTGTATATCAATTTCTTGAGCTAATTTTATAAACTGTATAAATTTATCAGTATCTACATTTCCATCTATTATGGAATTTCTAACAAGGTCGGTTCTATTTATAAATAATGCTGTTGCCATAGTTTTCTATTTTGGGTATGCTCCTTGATTAGGCATATTAACTGGTGCTATTTCTGATTGTTTAGTACCTCTTGGATTCTTTATATAACTTTTAGGTATTGTTCTTGTTTTTTTGTAATCACTTAAATCTTTAGAAGGTTTAGTGTTTGCTTTTAATCTATATAATTGACGCATCCATTTATGTCTACAATAAATGCCACCCTTGAATTTAAACAAGTCGTATGCTTTGCCTTTATGACCAAGTTGTTTATTAACTCCTTCTCTTGACGCTTTGTCAATATCTTCTAATCTATAAATAATACCTGTTCTTGATAAACGCATCATATTCTCACAAAAATCTCTTGTTGATGAACTTGGTTTTTTAGAGCCTACTGCATATTTATATCTAATCTTATAATTTTTTGAATCTAAATAACTAAAGCCATCTGGTTTAGCAGTAATTTGATCTTTTAATTGTTGAAATAAATTCTTTTTTTCATCAATACATATATTTGCCCAATCTTCATCACTAATTTCAGAACCTTCTTCTAATTCATCTACAAGTTCCCATTCATCACCAATTACTTCACCTTTTAAATTTTCTAAAATAACTTCTCCAAGTTCACTTGACATTTTAATAGGAATACAATTAGGAACTAATCTTCCGTTTTTAACTTTCATTCCATATTGCTCATATCCAGCTTGGCAAGGTTTTTTTAAGTCAATTTCATCGTGAGATTCACAAGGCATATACCATACTTTATCTCCTTCTTTGTGTTCGTGATGTCCTTCACAACCCATTTCTTTGGCTGCTGCTTCTGCTTCTTCTTTAGTTTCATAAACCTTTAATCCGTCTATTTCTTTTAAATTAATAGACATTTTAATTCCAGTTTCTTCTTCAATTTCTTCATCTGTTTGTACACTACGATCAACATCAGTAAATTCTAATGGCTGTAACGTGATAAAGTATAGGTTTAAAGCAATATTATTATAAGCAAGTATATTATCAAAGGAATCTATTAAAAGTTCCTGAAATGGTCTAATAACAGTATTATCCATAAGCAAGGATGCTGTTTTAATTTCATCTGCATTGTTCCCAAGACCTGTATTGTCTTTTATACCAAGTAACATTGGACTAACAACCCTATGAGCTACTAATACTTTACTTTGTGATTCGTCTGATAAAAATTGATATTGATTGTGAGCATCACTTAATTGAACTGGTGTTATTTCTGCTTGTGCTTCTTTATTGTCGTTAAATGATAATATAAATTTACCTGCATTACTTGTTCCACTAAATTTTTGTGCAATTCTTGCTTCAATAAGTTCTCTTTCTTGTGGATTAGGCGTTCCATTGTTAAAATTAATTAACATAGAAGGACTTAATCCATTCATTATATTGTTTAAGTGATAATTAGAGATTTCTTCTTCTAATTCTGCGTATTGTATGCCACCTTGATAATCTACAGGTGCATAATAATAAAAACCAGATTTATATGGCTTGATATAGTAGATTTCTATGTTTTCATTAGACATTCCAAAAGCTGGTATTCTTAATGGCTTGTCAGAAGGCTTTAATTTAGCCCAATCTTTAAAATAATAATACGCAGCTACTTCTCCTTCTTCATTACATTTTTCTGCTCGTAATGTTTCGATAGGCATATGTTCTATTTGTGCAATTTTAGTTCTGTCTTTAGAATAAATGACTTGTATAGCACATTGACCCATAAGTTTAAGGTCATAACAAAGTTTTCTTACAATATCTTTTTTAAATAATGTAATCATTTGAGCATACTGTTCTGGTTTTTTATTTGAATCAGTAGCTCCTAATCCTTTACCATAAATTTGTTGGCTTATACCATTTATACAAGCATTGTTTGTAGGACTTCCATTGTATCTGTCAATTAAGAATTGAAAATAATTATTATCTTCTCCATAACCTATCCATTCTTGATTTGGAACTTCTGTTACTTCAGGACTTGTATAGGTGCTTAAATTAACAAAACTAATTTCTGATTTAGAATCTTTTACAAATTGACCTAAACTATTTCTTTTTCTTTTTTTCATATTACAATGTAATCATTATTATAAGAATTATCTGTAATGTATTGACCTTGATTTATGTCATAATATAAGTTATCACTTTGATCTATTTCTTGATCTGTACAGAAAATTCTGTCTTTAAATATATCTACAATATTTGTAGTGTCTATATTCCAAAATTCATTATAAACCTCCCAAAGAAAATAGTTTGTATTCCAAAAGTTTGGGTCTGTATATAATTCTAAATCGTAAAAATGACCTTCCACAAGTACAGGACTAAATGCTTGTGAAAAAGTCAAATAGTTCCCAGAAGTTGAAGCCCCTGTTACTTGATATGTTTTTATAACGTTTGTACTGTCATCTCTAATTGATAAAGTAAATTCATCTCCATATACTCTTGGGATTACTTCAAAGTTTTGAGCAGCAGTAGTAGTCTTTAATACAATCATTTGTATATATAACGTAAGAAATAACTTATTTTGTTAAAATGTTAATGCAAAAAAAAAGCACCCCGAAGGATGCTTAATTTTTAATATCAATAAATATTAGTTTGGTGTGATTTGAGTAGCATCACCAACAATTAATCCTGAATCTAAAAAGTAAGGAGCTAATTCTTCTTGTCCTTCCATTACTAAAGTAAATCCTGATAAATCTCCAGCAGCAGCTCCAGAAACTACAGTTCCTGAAACAAATTCCATTCCGTTTTCAAGTCCACATAAAAATTGATTTCCGTAATAATCTTCAACAACTACATAAGGTCTTGCAACAGCTATGTCTTGCAATTCAGCTTGAGTTTTAGCTTCAAGGTAAGTAAGTGTTAAATTTAA